CCAAGCATAGGCACTAATGTCCAAAGATTGAAACACAAGATAATGGAACATAATAAAGACTTAGGCAAAAAAGAAATCCCCACAGAACAGAGTATGCTTAATGATATGGATGGATACTACTGTGACAGCAACGGCAATAGACAAGAAAACGCAGGCAAAGTGGTTAAACTGCCGCATCTATCAGGCACCATACAAATACACGGACTAAAAGAAGAATACCGCAAATGGTGTGAAACAAACAATAAAACCGTAAATGTGGGCAACAACCACCCCACTGTAAAACCTGTTGCTCTTATGCGTTATTTGATTAAACTTGTGACACCACCAAACTCAACCGTGTTAGATCCTTTCACAGGTTCAGGTAGCACTGGTATGGCGGCAGTAGAACTTGGACACAATTTCATAGGTTGCGAACTTGACCCTAACTATGTTGCTATAGCACGTCGTCGTATAGAAGCGTGGAACACAGAAGAATATGAAAACAAATTTGCAGAATTATTTGAAAATCAAGGACAGTAATATGCCGTGGGGTTATTTTGAAGTAGATCCTAAGTTTTATGGTGCTGATTTTAGAGCTGGAGTTGCACCAGTTAAGAAATCAAACATAAACACTGACAAAACCTACTGTCTTGTTGGTTGTGAACCAGACACCATGTATCGTCCAGGCACAGAACCCAAGGGATTCCGTTGGTTTTGGTGGGACAATAGTATGATGCCACATCTAAGACATCCATCACCAGCAAATCCAACAGCAAACAAACTGTGGAGCAGATTAACCTACTGTGGTTGGAGCATGCCTGAACATCACTTGCCAAGATGGGACGACAGACAGCGAGTAAATGAAATCCTACAACACAACAGTGGTGGCGTCATACGGGATATCAGTCAGCTGTGGAACGGCACTCGTTCTACCTCACCTCTAAAAAACCGCAAGTGTTTGGTTATCCGTAGTTCAGACAGAAACTACAGAGAGTTCTATGGAGAAACTTGGGATGAGTATTGGGCAAGAGTTGAACCAGTGCTCAAGCGGCATGGTTTTGAATACACAGTAAGACGCAAAGTTCCAGTAAAAGCAAGAATAGGCAATCAAATAACAGATGCTATAAGGAATGGTGGTTTTGATTGTGTTTTAGCCAATCATTCAGCAGGTGCAAGTGAAGCTGTAGTCACAGGAACACCTGTAATCACTACATCACCGTGGAATCCTACTAGGAGAGTGTCAACACCATGGGAACACTTTGCTGAAACAGGTGATGTCATACACTATGACGCAGAAACTGTGGACAGTTGGGTCACTGCCATATGTGGATATACCTATTATAGACCAGAATTAAACACACTAAGCTGGATTGACTATCATCCAGATGCAAAATATCTAAAGGAGGCAAAAAATGCCATTTAAAAAAGTATATGACAATCCTAATGGCATACCAAGAGAATGGATTACGAAATATTCAATGGCAAAAGCTCAAGCAAGAGCACTAGGACAAGAATGGGCTTTTGAATTAGAAGATTGGTATGACATGTGGGATCGTTCAGGTGTCAAAGAACACAGAGGACCTAAAATACATCAATACTGTATGGTGCGTAAGGATCCAATTGAAGCATGGGGTGCTCACAACTGTATAATTGTTGCTAGGAGAACACACATGAGAAAACACTGTTATGAAAAAATGTTGAAAACAGTCAAAACAACTGAATGGACTGACAGCCATGACATCAACTACGAGAGAGATAATGAGCTTGTATAGTGATCTAAGAAAAGAATATCTTGCTGAATGGCGCATATGGTATAAAATGATATATTCTTGTGAACACAATGAAATATATTATGTTGAAACTGAAGTATGTGATGATTGGAAGGGAGAACAAGGGTTTATCAATTGGTTAGATGATCTAGGACCTCGTCCAAGTGCAGAACATGTTCTAAATAGAATCAACAAACTTGCTAATTATGAACCAGGTAATGTAGAATGGTGTTCTAAAGAAAAAAACATGTCAACCCTACGCATAGATCACACAGAATATGGACATTGGCGTAGAATAGCAATGGCAAATGGTATACATGCAGAATGTTTTAGACGCAGAGTAAAAGAATTTGGTTGGACATATGAACAAGCCAGTAGTATACCTATAGAAAATGGTAAAAGATTAAAGCAAAGGCTAGTGTGATGTTTGAAAACGGAGACCCATATGACACACTAATGGATTTGGTTAAATTTGCTAACCATGCAGACAAGCATTTGAATAATCTAATCAAAAACCAAAAGGTGCTGTTGGACACACTAAACAAAACACAAGAACAAATAGAATTGCAAAGCAAACGAATAGACTTACTAGAAAAAAGGATCTATGGAATTGACGAGAGTTGACATAATTGGCAATGGTGCCAGCAACACACTATACACACCAAGTGACAGATATGTCATCTGTTGCAACATACCTCAACATGGATACAACTATAATGCACTGTCAATTATAGATGCAAAAGTTGTGTATTGGATGAGATCAAACAAATGGCATCCTCGTGTGCCAGTTTACACAACACAAGAAACAAAAGAATTAAGATTAAAACAAAACATTGAAGGCGATTGGTTTCCAATTTACAACAAAACCAATCATTGGAACGCAGGATTACATGCCGCCAATTACATGGCAAAACCTCAAGGCGAAATACACCTATGGGGCTTTGACAGTATGTGGAGCAAAGATTGCACAAGTCAAATGGACACACTTGTGCCTAGGGCTCACCGTCCTCCATTGCATCAAAGATGGTGGCCTATATGGAACGAAATATTTGATAGACACACAAATACACAATTTGTTATACATACACCACAAGGAGTAGAACATGCGTTTTCCAAACCCAATGTCAGACAGTCACAAGAAAATACTGAGATGGCTTAAACAGGTTATTGCCAAACCTAGAAGCAAACTAAGTGGACATGCGGTGTGTCCTTATCTTAATGACTATTGGCACAAGACTATGATGGTAGAAACTACTACACCTGAAAATGTAGTTGAAGGTTTTTGCCACTTCAAAGATATATTTCATCTAGAAGCTGTGGTTGTAAATGGTTTTGATTGGGACTATGACTATATGCACGAACAGATTAACCGTTGGAACAAACAATATCGCAAACGAGATGTTATTTGTCTAGGTATGCACCCAGACACAGAACAAGAACCTCTAGGCTTTGCATACACATATGCACACGAGCCTTTAATTATAATACAGCGTATCAGCACACTAAAAAACAGTCGTTTACAGTTAAAAGAAACTGATTACTACACCTATTTCAACAGAAAGACTAAATAATACTGACGCTATAAAACCAAGGAGATACAATGACTATTACTCTTAGACAAGAATCAGCAACAGGCGCAACTACCAAAGGTAGTGCTTTAACCTATTCTGAACTAGACAACAACTTTGTTCATTTGCTCCGTCAAGGCTCAGTAAGTGTAGGCGCTGACAGCGGAACGCAACAAACACTTGGTGAAGCAGACAGAGATTCATTATTAAACATTATAGGTGGCACAGATATTTCAACAACTGTTAGTGCACCAGACTCAGCAGGTGCTACCACAGTAGAAATTGCCTTTACAGGCAGTGCAGGTATTGCCAATGTTGTAGAAGACGCAACACCACAACTTGGCGGTGATTTAGATGCACAGTCAAACAACATTACAAGTTTAGGCACACTAAACACACACACCATACCAGGTGGCACAGGAACTTTTGCACTTACAAGTGATATTACATTTACAGAAGTAGTAGATGACACAACGCCACAACTTGGTGGAGATTTGGACCTAAACTCCAATGACATCACAGGCACAGGCAATGTTGATATCACAGGAACAGTTGTAGCACAAAGCACACTAAACACACAAACAGGCACAACATATACACTTGTGCTAACAGATGCAAGCAAATTAGTCACACTAAACAATGCGGCGGCAATAACACTTACTATTCCACCTAACAGTTCTGTTGCATTTCCAGTAGGCACCAAAGTTGATTTGGTTCAATTGGGTGCAGGCACTGTGACAGTAGCAGAAGGTTCAGGTGTGACAGTAAACGCCACACCAACTAAAGATTTTAGAGCTCAATATTCAGCGGCAAGTTGCATAAAAATTGCAACAGACGAATGGGTATTGGTTGGTGATTTGGCGAGTGCATAATGAGTGTAGTTGGTTTAGGATTAGGAATAACAGCAAGTGCGAACTTTGAAGTTGCGGTAGAAGCAGAAGTCATCCGTAAAAAAGTAGGTGTAAGTGCTGTCAATCAAGCACAAGTTGATACAGCACAGAGCAAGTTTGGTGGATCATCATTGGCAATTGACGGAACCGCTGATTATCTAAAAATTGCCAGTAGTGATACATTTGATTTTGGCACTGACAATTTTACCGTTGAATTTTGGGTGAGACCCACTTCAACTCCTAATGATGCATATGTGATTGGTTCCAGCACAGGCAGTTTTGGTTCAGGTTCATTGGGATTAGGAACTAAAGGATCAGGAACGGCAGTGCTTAGATTCTATGTAAATGATAGTGGTGGTGACATTGTTGAAGATTCAACCGCAATGAGTTTGAACACCTGGTATCATTATGCACTGGTCCGTTCAGGAACCACATTTACCCTATATAGAGATGGAACATCTGTTGATACTGGAACCTATGCTGGTTCAATTAATTTTAGTAACACTGGTGGATTGATCATTGGTCAGGCGGCCTGGGTATTAACTGGTTCCTACGGATTACCAGGACACATAGACGAACTCCGCATAAGCAACACAGCAAGATACACAACTACATTTACACCTTCAACAACACCTTTTACGAACGACGACAACACAAAACTATTGCTACACATGAACGGCACAGATGGCAGCACATTCTTTGAAGATGACAACGGGGTTAGAGAACCAATAAGTTTAAATGTTGTAGGCAACACACAAATTGACACAGCACGAAGTAAATTTGGTGGCGCAAGTGCTCTATTTGACGGAACAGGCGACGGACTTAATGTAAGTGCAAACACCAATAGTCCTTTTTATCTTATAGAAGGTAGTTGGACAATAGAGTGTTTCTTCAATGTAGATAATGATACAGGTAGTAGCACAGTTGGATTAGTTATTGTAGGTAGTCATCCATCACTTCCTAACTATGGAGGCGGGATATTATGGAGAAACTTTGATCTAAAATTACAAGCATCATGGGATGCATATAATGGATCAGATCCTAAACAAGATTTAATTACAAGTGCAGGTTCAGCTCTTGCATTAGATACTTGGCACCATGCGGCAATGGTTTATGATGCTGATGCATCAACTTGGAGTGTTTATCAAAATGGGACCAGAATTGCAAATGAAACTGTCACATATAGTGGTGTTAAGTTAGGTGATAATGGTGCTTTTTGGATTGGGTCTGGAGTAAGTTCTTTTAATGCTGGCGGTAATGGATGGATAGATGAAGTTCGCGTTAGTAATACAGCAAGATATACAGGCGCAAGTTTTACACCTCCAACAGCACAATTTACCAACGACGAAGATACCATCTGCTTATTCCATATGAATGGCACAGATGCATCAACAGACTTCCGTGATGACAATGGCGACACCGCAGGTAGAAGTGCGGTTGGTGTAAGTGCTTCAGCTGATGCACAAATAGATACAGCAGAAAGTAAGTTTGGTGGTGCAAGTGCTCTGTTTGATGGCACAGGCGATTATCTTGGTATATATGGTGCAACAATGTCATATTCAGATGATTTTACCATAGAAGGTTGGATTAATTTAGATGTTTTACCAAGTGCAGGCACATTTAGAATGATATATGCAGGTAACAGTAACACAGAATATGCTTCAATTGCTAACCAAGGTGGAACCTATGTAAGTAATTTGGTTATAAGGAATAGTGGCGGAACATTATATGAAACTTACTATACTATACCAAGCATTTCAACAGGAACTTGGTATCACTGGGCAATAGTTAAGAATGGAGCAACCATAAAACATTTCTTTGATGGAACAGAACTTACCACACTCTATTCAAGTTCAGGAACAATGGGCGCAGATTTTGGATTTGATGGTATAGATTATATTGCAAGATGGAATGGTAATACCAGTCATATGTTTGATGGATATCTTGATGAAATGCGAGTAAGCGACACAGCAAGATACACAGCAAGTTTTACACCAGATACCACACCATTCCAAAATGATGCTAACACACTACTACTGTTGCACATGGACGGAACAGATGGTTCAACTGTATTCATAGACGACAATGGAAAACATCCACCAGCATAAGGAGATAATATGACTTGGCCAACAGATAAAGCAAGTAATCAATACACAGACAGCGGTCAGGATCGTATTGCTGATGCGCGAGCTGAAATCAATAAAAACATTAACAATGTAAATGACATTTTAGATTTTTATGACACCAGTGGTCCGTATGCAACACAGGGAAACTACAGCAAGCAACAGGTGTTTGGTTTACAAACTCTCTCATATGACAGTGCAGGTGATATCAGCTGGGATGTGTCAACAGCACAAACAGCAAAAGCAACTTTAACATCAGGTAGCACAATCATACACATACAGAATCCAATTGCTGGTGGAACTTATATTCTTATATTCACAGCAAGTAGCGGAGATAGTTTAAGTTTTGAAAATTACACAGTAAAATATCCAAGCGGTTTAACACCAATTTTTGAAGACAGTAGCACAAATGTCTATACAATGATATTTGACGGCACATCATTTCTTGTAAGCTATGTGCTTGATTTAAGCACAAATTAAGGATCGCAGATGCCACTTATCTATCCACTGTTAGGCACAAACCAAACCACAGCAACTTACACAGCTGGTGGATTTAGCACACTATCAGAAACTATAATTGATAGAAAACCTGGCACGATGACCCTGGACAATAATACTGGTTTGCACAATGTGTTTTACGAAACAAGCAATTACCATGTTAGCGATTTTACCTGGAACGGAATTGCACAATATGAAATAGAACTTACCAATATAACCAGTTTTAGTATAAGCGGTAGTGCAACAAATAGCGCAACCTGCCAAGCAGGTATAGTTTATTATGATTCAGATGATTTATTCAATACAAATGTATTCCTCACCCCTCGCATAAACATATTTTCTGCTACAAATGATGTCATAGATACATCGTATCCAGACAGTGTGGGCACAAAAAAGATAGTAGAAGTTAACAGCAGATTAGATGATCTATTACCTAGTATTCCAGGAGGAAGAAGAGCTTTAGGTTTTATGATGGAATGCGTCATTACAGGACAAACCACTGTAAGCGGCACCGCAACTATCAAAATAAGGCGAATTACATAAGCATTTTGACAAAACTAATAAATATTAACATCGCGATTAACAAATTATACAAAGGAGATCTCTTATGAGTCAAGCAAGTGATTATTTAGAGGACAAATTATTAGACCATGTTCTCAGAAATACCGCTTTCACTTCACCAACCACAGTCTATGTAGGATTGTTTACAGAAGGTGACAGTGCAGGTCAAAACACGGACCTTTTAGAAGAAGGAACGCTAACAAACGAAGTATCTGGGTTTGCATATGCTCGCAAAGCCGCAACATTTTCAGCCGCATCAGGAGGAAGTATAACAACTTCAGGCAACATTACATTTGATCCTGCAAGTGGAGGAAACTGGGGCACAATTACGCATATTGCTATACTAGATGCATCAACAGCAGGCAATATTTTGTTTTATGGCGCTCTAACAACTTCTAAAACTATTGAAGACGGCGATACATTTCAGATTACAGCAGGCAATTTGACAGTCACATTGGCATAATAGGAGACAGTTCCTATGGCCCAGTATGTAATACTGAATGATGATTATCTTGACAGCGGCTATGTAGAATCAGGATTTGTAGGCACTGACAGCGACTTATATGTTGCAAGTGGCTACATTAATGATGCAATACAAGGTGCCGCAAATGTATCTGCTCAAGCAACTGTAGTTGCCAAGGGTGGATTCTTAAAAGATAGCTCATCAACAATAGATTCAGCATTTTCTGCGTCAATAGATGCAGATGTTATTGCTGATGCTATAGGAACCTCTTCATCTTCATTTGCTGTTTCTACAGATGCAGTAAAAACAACTGACACAGATAGCAGTATATCAACTGTTATCAGTGCAACTATTACAGCAGTCAAAACAGTTGTTGCAGATGTAACAACTATAAGTGCATTTGATTCAAGTGTAAGTGCAAACGCAACTGTCTCACCAGGAGGCACTATATCTACAAGTGCAACCACAGATGTCACAGCAGTAAAAACTGTAAACGCAGTAGTTGGAACAATCAATGCTTTCCAAAGCGACATTTTATGGCAAGATGACGTAAGTTGGGATAACCCACAAGATTATGTGTGGGGTCCAATGGTATTTGTTGAAGCAAATGCCTTTGTAAATGGTCAATCTAGTGCAAGCAGTCAATTTACACTTACAGCAGATGGCGATGTCACAGCAGTAGCAGAAATTGCTCCTGCGGCAATAGCAACAGTAGCAGTCACAGGCACAAGTAATTTTGAAGCACAAGCAAGTATAAGTTCAAATGCAACAGTAGATGTAACAGCTCAACTACAAGGTGATGCTGTTATTGACGTCAGCAGTAATGCAACAGTTGAAGTAAGTGGTATATTCCAAGTTGCAGGTTATCCTGAAGCAATAGGTGGTGAATTTGCAGTCACAGCAGACGCAGATACTATTGCAGATGGTGTTGCTATTAAAGCAGGTGTGTTTGATCTTCAATCTACACCAAGTAGAACTCGTCCGTTTGAAGCACAACTATCAAGCTCATTTACAATTACAGCAGATGCAGACGCTGTTGGTGACGGAATTAGTATTATAGCAAGTGCAGGCACACTTGATATAACCGCTGTGAAAACAGCAAGAGCAGTTGAAACACTTGATGGTGTGTTTGACAGTAATTTCAAAGGTGGCATACTGTTTGGTGGTATAATAGATATACAAGCATTTGCAACAACAGTAAGTGCTCTAACAATATTCAATATTGATCCGTTTAGGGTATATCCAGTAGATGTAGAGTCAAGACTACTACAAATTGTTCCAGAATCACGGATTTACAACACTAAAACAGAAACACGCATAAATATCATAACAGAAGAAGATAGAAATATAAATGTTAAATCAGAAACAAGAACAGTTGAAGTGCAACCACTTGAACTGGTTGAAGTTGCTGGTAATCCACTAGATAGGAGACAAGGATAATGGCTGATGCACAATCATTAACAGGATTTCAACAAGATAGAGCAGGCGCTTTTATTGAAAAAGATCCTTATGCCGTGCTTGACTATAGTTTGGATTGGCAAAATTGGATGCCAACAGGTGAACAGATTAGCACAGTCAGTGTCACAGCAGAGACTATATCAGGAGATGCGGCTCCATTAACAATAGATTCAACAACCAATACCAGTTATATTGCTACAGCATATATCAGCGGTGGCACAGCAGGTAATATCTACAATGTTGAATTTAGAATTGTCACAGACAATTCAAAACAAGATTCTAGAAATTTTAGAATCAAAGTAGTAGAGAGACAACTATAATGACAGAACAAGAACCAAGAAAGACGAACAAGAAATACAAAACCGTTGACAGAGATTTGGTATTTCGTTTGGCGTGTATTCAGTGTTCAGATCAAGAAATTGCAGAAGTAGTTGGCGTAAGCGTAGACACACTACGCAGAAGATTTTCAAAAATATTAGAACAAGGCAAACAAGAAGGCAGACAATCACTAAGGCGAGCAATGTATGAAAAGGCAATGAATGGAGACTCTAGGCTACAAATCTTCTTGTCAAAACAATATCTTGGAATGCGTGATACGCCTGAAGATGGAGATGCAAAGGCACCATTGCCTTGGGAGGACTAATTGGCATTGAGTGAAGCACAAAAAAACATATGTGAAAGTGACAAGCGTTTTAGAGTAGCAGTCACTGGACGCCGTTTTGGCAAAACACATGTGGCAATGCGTGAACTTGCTAGATTTAGTGCCGCTAAACAAAATAGTCTTGTGTGGTATGTTGCACCAAGCTATAGAATGGCAAAAGGTATTGTTTGGGATCAACTCAAAGGCAGACTCAAAGATTTGCGTTGGGTAGAACAAACAAACGAAGCAGAATTAACTATGAGATTGAAAAACGGATCAAAGATATGTTTAAAAGGTGCAGACTCACCAGACTCACTAAGAGGTGTGGGCCTAGACTTTCTAGTTATGGACGAGTTCCAAGACACAGATCCAAGGGCCTGGACAGAAATACTTCGCCCTACACTATCTGACAAAAATGGCAGTGCTTTGTTTTTAGGCACACCAAGAGGCGTAGGTAGTTTTAGTCATGAAATGTATTCAATGGCACAGTCAACTGATGATTGGGATAGTTTTACATATAGAACAATAGATGGAGAACAAGTTCCTGAATCAGAAATAGAAGCCGCAAAGCGTGACATGGACCAAAGAACATTTGAACAAGAATATTTGGCAACATTCAACACATACTCAGGAGTTGTCTATTATAACTTTGATAGAGAACACACTGTAGTGCCTTGCAATGGTATGCCTATGAGAGAAATACATTGCGGCATTGACTTCAATGTGGACCCAATGAGTGTTGCAATATCAGTTATTGAAGGCAACACAGTTTATTTTGTAGATGAAATATGTATGAGAGGATCAAACACTGATGAAGTTTGTGATGAATTAAAAAGAAGATATCCACAATCAAGAATTATAATGTATCCAGATCCTGCAGGACGCCAAAGAAAAACATCAGCTGGAGGGCGAACTGATATTTCAATTTTGCAGAATGCAGGATTTGGTGTTCAGGTGCGTAATGCACACACACCAATTAGAGATAGAGTTAACTCTGTAAATGCAAAACTCAAAAACACAAACGAACAAAGAACCATGTTTATTGATCCCAAATGCAAACAGATTATAAACAGCTTAGAAAGAATGGTATACAAACCAGGAACATCCGTAATTGAAAAAGACGGAGAGTTGGATCATATGGCAGACGCAGTAGGATATTTGATTGATTTCTTATTCCCACTTAGAACTGACTATGAATCCTCTACACCACAGCGTTGGGCATTCACTGGTAATAACAACACAAGGAGATGGAACTAATGCCCTACATAAGAGATAGGATAGTTAAAGGTGACAGTCGCAACAATGTGCAGTATATTTTACAAGCACATGATGCATACAAATTTTATTTAAATCGTTGGACTTTTTTAGGCGATAGCTTCAATGGAGGATATGACTTCTTCATGGGACGCTACTTAGAGCCTTACTATTATGAAAGCAGAGAAGACTACGAAAAAAGATTGAGAATGGTTGCTGTAGATAATCATGTAAAATCAATCACAGGTATCTACAACAGTTTCTTATATCGCAGAGATGTAAAAAGAGATTATGGAAGTCTAAATGGACCAGCACTAGATGCATTTTTAGATGATGCGGATCTAGATGGTAGAAGTTATGATGCATTTATGAGAGACCTAAGTGCATACACAATGGTATACGGAAATTGCTGGGTTATAATTGACAAACCCAACACACAGGTTAACACCAGAGCAGAAGAACTAGCACAAGGTATTCGTCCTTATGTGTCAATCTTTACACCAGACAATGTAATGGATTGGAAATACCAAAGAAGTGCAAATGGTGCTTACACTCTAACATACTTAAAAGTCAAAGAAGAAATTATTGATGACAAACAGTATGTGAGAGAATACACACCAGATGAAATCAATGTTTACATGATTGATGGTGATAAAAAAATTGGTGATTTAGAATATTCAATGCCCAACACACTTGGCAAAGTTCCTGCCGTATGTGTGTATGCACAAAGAAGCAATATCAGAGGCATAGGCATTTCACCAATGGGTGACATCGCTGACATACAAAAAGAATTGTATGAATTTAATTCTGAGATTGAACAGATTGTAAGATTAACAAATCACCCTTCACTTGTAAAAACTGTTGACACAGAAGCAAGTGCAGGTGCAGGATCTATTGTGCAATTACCACAAGGTATGGATCCAGGATTGAAACCTTATCTATTACAACCAGATGGAGCAAGTATTGAAAGTGTGCTACAAACACTAGAAAGAAAAGTTGAAAGCATAGACAGAATGGCTTGCTTAGGTGGTATCCGTTCAATTGAAAGTAGAAGATTATCAGGTATTGGTTTACAAACTGAATTCCAAATGCTAAATGCAAAACTCGCAGACTTTGCAATGAACCTAGAACATGCTGAAGAACAAATTTGGCGTTGTTGGGCAATGTATCAAGGTGAAGTGTGGCAAGGCACAGTAGAATATCCAAGAAGTTTTTCAATACAAGACAAGGTTAATGATATTCAAATGTTAAAAATGGCCAAAGACAGTGCCATTACAGATCCTAACATTGTAAGAGAAATTGATGCTAGAATCTATGAAACAATTTTTGAAGAACCTTATGAAGCAGAGCAGAGCGTGGGGGCATTGCAAACAGATATGGTGCATACACCTATCAACAACACTCAAGATCTAGTTCAACATATGCGTGACATGGTATCGCAAGGTTATACCAATGAACAAATACTAGAATTACATCCTGAGTTAGCAACACTTTTTGGGTCAACTGATGGGTAGATATGTTGCAGATACGCCATACTATATTGAAGGCACTGAAGCTAGAATTAGAGAAGTGCTGACAGAGTATAACGACAACATACACAGATTTGAAACCAAACATTCAAAGCGAGCAGGTGTAAGAGCAAGAAACAATCTGCTTGAACTATGGCATTTGTGTCGTAAAAGACGCAAAGAAATCCTTGAACAAAGTAAAACACAAGCCTATGGTTATTGGGAACATCCTTCATGGGCTGGCATTGACGAGGATGATGAATAAAGGAGGGTATCATGGCAAAACGCGGTGGTAAGAAAAAGAAGAAAAATTCTATGCGTGGTGGACGCAAGAAGAAGTAGCATTTAATCGCCATTTATGTGCGAATCTATGCTATGTATTATAAATAAACATATACTGTCTAAGAGGGCAGGGAGTAGAACTCAACTCAAAGGAAAGAGGTAAATTTTATGGACGCAGAAACAGCGGTAAACGATACGGAGCAAACTGTAGCTCCTAATGAAAAGCAGGCAACGACACAGGAAACGAAGCAAGAAAACCTTCTATCACAAGACGAAGTTAATCGCATAGTGGCAGAAAGGGTTCAAAGAGAAAAGGCAAAATTTGAAAAGAAATATTCAAATGTTGACTTGGATCTATACAACGAACTGGTAGAGAAACAAGAGGCACAGCGCCAACAGGATCTTGAACAGCGTGGTGAGTATGAGAAGTTATTGAAGGAACAAGCTGAAAAGTTTAATTCTAAAATTAACCAGTATCAAACTGAACTACACTCAATCAAGGTTGATGGCACACTCTTAAACGAAGCCAGTGCAAACAAAGCAATCAATCCTCAACAGGTTGTGGCTTTGTTAAAAAGTCAAGTTCGTCTAAATGAAGCAGGTGGAGTTGATGTTGTAGACACAAACGGACAAGTGCGTTATGATGATAATGGAAATCCATTAACACCTAACAACTTGGTAAAAACATTTCTTGCAGAGAATCCACATTTTGTATCAGCTGGACCAACAGGTTCTGGAACTGGACAAGGTGTAGGTAAACAAGCTCCTGTGGTAGACAACGACATATCTAAATTAGATATGAACAATGCGGCACACCGCGATCAATATCGTGAGATAATGAGAGCAAAAGGTGTGAGGCTATAATTGCTATAATAAAGGAGACATAACATGGCAAATGAAGCAACTTCAAGTGTGTTGTCAGAACTGTATGCTAACATCGTGCAATCTGCATTATTCACACTTAACGAACAAACTGTTATCCGTCCATTAGTAAGAAATTACGACATGAGCGGAACACCTGGCTTAACAGCACAGGTTCCAATCTATCCAGCAGTAGCAGCAGCTGGTGTAGCTGATGGCACAGACCTAACTAACACAGCATTCAACACTACATCAAAAACTATCACAGCAAGTGAAGTTGGTGTAATGGTTGAATTAACTGATTTAGCGGCTGAGTCTGCAACTGACGATGTTGCAGCGGCTATTGGACGCCAAATTGGTGCAGCTATGGCTGAAAAAGTTGACACAGATCTAGCAGGCCTATTCTCAGGTTTTTCTAATGTTGTTGACAAATCAGGTGCGGCTGTGACTGTTGAAGATATCTTCAAAGCGGCGGCTACACTAAGAGCAAACAAAGCAAACCAAAACGGTGCATATGTTTGTGTGCTACATCCATACCAAGCATTTGATATTAAGAAACAATTGACTAACAATGGTGCAACTATGTCACACGCACTTAGTGATGTAGGTAATTCAGCATTAAGAGATGGTTTCATTGGTAGAATAGCTGGTGTAGATATCTTTGAATCTACTGTAGTAAGCGGTTCTGACAGTGCAGGATCATACTTTGGTGCTGTAATGACTCAGGATGCTCTTGGCTACATGGTTAAGAGAGCAATGAGAATTGAAACAGAGCGTAATGCATCTAAGCGTTCACTTGAAATCGTAGGTTCTATGGCTTACGGAACAAGCGAACTATTTGATCAATACGGTGTTGCAATTCAATCAGACGCAACAGCAGTAATCTAATATTGATTATCTAAGAACATGGAATAGGGCGTCTTTGATGCCCTATTTCTTTATATCATATAAATACTACTGGATAGAGAAGGACTCTACCAGAAATTGGAGCAGGACTCATGGCTATAACACTCGCAACAATATCTGATGTTACTGAATACGAACCAGATATACTAAATTACGGCATCGCAGACTTTGATGCTGAACTCACCAAAGCACAGAATGATGTATTCCGCGACTTGAGAATCAAGTGGTGGCCCACTCAAATGATTGGATTATACGATGTCAAATTCTTGACTGGTGGCGAGCAAGAACCAGATGAAGATTTATACACAGCAAGTCAATTGACAAGAGCTTGTGTATACCATGCACTAGGGTTTCATATCTATCCTAAACTATCACGCTTTGAACCAGACTTAGATGTCTTTGAAAGAAAGATGGAGTTCTATAGAACAGAATATGAGCGTGAATTTGATTTAGTTTTAAGAGACGGTGTAGAATACGACATGGATTCATCAGGAACAGTTCAAGACGATGAAAGACAAGCGACACATTTCCTACGCCTTAAGAGGTAGGCAATGGCAAGTATTCGCAACGATTTAGCAGATTCAATTGTAGAAATACTACAAGACATAAGGTATCCTCGTCCTGTGTTAGTGACTAGAGAACCTTTTGAAGTTGAAAAATTAGCAATAACACAATTTCCAGCAATATTAGTTCAAACTGGTGCAGAGTCAAGAGACACAGAAACAATGCACACAGCAGGTGTTCGTCGTGGCACAATACAATACCTATTGAGAGGCTTTGTAAGAGGCACAGAACTTGACAAAAAACGCAATGAACTAATAGAAGCAATAGAAGAAAAATTAGACGCTGACAGATATAGAGGCAAAGAAACCAGCGTTGTCCAGAATTCACAAATCGTATCAGTAGATATTGTGGAAAGATTGTCACCTTTGGCGGAGTTTACTATGACATATGAAATAACTTATTATTTCACCAGAGGGACAGCATAGGAGAAACAAATGATTGTAATGAAAAAAGGGAACAGCACAAAAGATGTTTACAATGAAGATCTAGTGCCGTTCTACAAAACAAAAGGTTGGGAAGAGGTAGACACGCCTGCATCTCCTGTGCGTGCCGCACTCAAACCAACTAAAAAGGCAAAAAAAGAATTTACTGAAGTCATTGACAATGATGAAAGTGAAACGGTGGATGAGACGCCCGCCGCAATTGAAGCGTCCGTTGAAAACGCTATAGAACAAGGAGACTAATATGGCTATATTAACTGGTAATAACGGCGTTCTCAAGATAGATGATGATGGTGGATCACCAACAGCTATCGCCGCCGTGAGAACTTTCACTTTGGATATCACAAGTGATACCATTGAGACAACAACTATGACAAATGACACAAGAACCTATCTAAAAGGTTTGAGTTCATTCTCAGGTTCTGCAGACATCTATTTTGATGAAGCAGAATTCCCAACAGATGGTAGTGGAGAAATCATTGGATTGAATCCAACACTACAGAATGTTGGCACAAGTCCATACTCAATTGAACTGTATCTAGACAACACTTCACACAAATTCGCAGGTGAAATTATTGTCACAGGATTCAGTGTAAATTCAAGCATGGACGGCATGGTTGAAGCAACTATTTCTTATCAAGGAAGTGGCGGAGCTACATTCTCTGCATCTTAATTGCTATGAAAATTAGAGTCCTTGGTGTGAAAAATGCTGTTGATGATTTGCAAATGATTGCACAAACTGAAATGCAATCAATAGCAGATGATATCCAACAAATTGCTGTCACAAAAACACCAATTAAAACTGGTAGGGCAAGACGCAATTGGGACAACAGAAAATCACGCCAAGGATTCACTATTGAAAACAAAGTTCCATATATTGGACGATTAGAAGAGGGCTATTCTAAACAAGCACCAAAGGGTATACTACAACCTACCCTAAGGGCAGTAAAAAGGAAATACAAATGACAAAACCAATAGATAAGATCACAGCCCACTTTAGATCTAAAATTAGTGGGGAATTGCACAAACTTCATGTCAAAGAATGGGACATGGATATCTACTATAAAGGCACAAATACCCTGCAAGAAGAATCTGTAATGATTGAACTTGCACAAAAAGGCAAAACAATTGAAGCACTTGTTGAAACACTTATTATCAAGGCAAGAAACGAAGACGGCACAAAGATGTTTAAGAAAATAGACAAGGCTACTTTTATGGCAGAAGCAGATCCACAAGTTTTAATCAGAGTGTGTGGCGAAATGAATGCTGTATCAGCTGATGAAACATTGGAGAATGCAGAAAAAAACTAAAACAGGACCTGGATCTGAAGTTTATGTTTAGATTAGCCAAAGATTTGGGGTCCTCAGTAAAAGACATTATGAAGATGTCAAACGCTGAATTTGTTGCTTGGGCGGCTTTCTACAAAATGGAAGCAGAAGAACATAAACAGGCAATGAACCAAGCTAAAGCAAGGAGACGATAGTGGCGCAAGCGACAATTCAAATACAGGGTGATGCTAATCCCTTTTTACGATCTCTTAGACAGGTTGAAAGAGGACTTGGGCGTCTCAATAGAAGTGCAAAGCGTAGTGAGCGAGCACTTGACGGGATAAACAGAGCCGCTGGTAGAATTAGTGGCGCATTAACACTTGCAACAACAGCATTTGCTGGTTTTGTGACATCCAGAGGCATAAGTGGCATACTAGATGCTACACAAGCAATGGAAGGTTTTAGAACACAGCTAACAACTTATCTAGGCAGTCAAGAACTTGCCAATGCTGAATTACAAAGACTATCTAAACTTGCAAGAACACTACCACAAGATGTTAACCAACTAACAGAAGCATTTGTTATATTCAATAGATTTGGTTTAGATACATCAAATGAAAGTATGCGAGCATTTTCAAACATTGCCGCGGCAAACTCAAAATCAATTACACAATTAGGTGAAGCAGTAGCTGATGCACTTACTGGTGAATTTGAAAGATTGAAAGAGTTTGGTATTAAAGTATCTACTGAAAATGGCAAATTTACAGCAAAGATTGGTGAAGATCAAGTTGCTGTTGCTACATCAACAAAAGATCTAGTTGAACAACTAAAAGCACTTGGTGAAGAAGGTGGTAGATTTGGTGAAGTCACAATTGGTCCACTAACACTTGCAATGTCAAACTTCCGTGGTGCAATATTTGAAACAGCGGCGGCATTAGGTGAAGGTGGTCTGGGACTTGCTATTGCAGACTCTCTAACACAATTTACAGATTTAATAACAAAAAATGATCAAGCAGTTGAAAGAATTGGTGATGCTCTTACCAAAGCATTTTTATATGCTAAAGAAGCGGCAGTATTCCTTGCTAACAACATTGAAATTTTAGGTAAAGCTCTAGCTATTGTAATTGGTATAAGTTTTGCTAGGTGGGCAATAGGTGCGGCAACAGCTATGGCGGCATTTACAAAAGCTGTTGCTGTGGGTGCTGTAGCGGCTTTAGGATTCCTTGCTAAAGGATTGATAAGAACAGCAAGTCTTGCTTTACGCCATCCTCTCATAGGTGGTATTGCACTTGTTATAGGTGGTATAGAATATTTTACAGGTGCTCTAAGTAGTCTTGCAGAAAAGATGGGTCTTATTGGTGATGAAAGTGTCATGGAGGATCTTGTTAATCAAGCAAGAGAATTAGGAGATAACATTGCTGGTCCTGTAGTAGGTGCAATTGAAGATTTCTCAGATATCTCTGGCAAAGTTAACGAACAATTTGATGACATAAAAGTTAGATCAAAAGAAATTACACAATCAGTTGACGAAACAGCGGCGGCACAACAAATGGTAGAAAAAGCCGCAGAAGCAACAGCATCAGCCGCACAGGCTCAAGCAGATGCATTTGCAGATATACTTGCTGACAAACAAGAAGAACTAAGAGTAAGCCAACTATCTAAGATTGAACAAGAAGAAATACGCCTAATAAAAGAAACTGAGCGAAAATTAGGTAGAGAATTACTAGATGATGAAAAAGAAAAATTAGGATTACTTATAAGACAAACAGCAGAGCTGGAAGAACAAGAAAAACGCAGAAAGAAATTTGTAGAAGCATTAGGTAAAGGATTAGAATTCCAAGCTAGAGCTTTACCAGTAGAAGCAGATTTAAGAGAATTAGAAGAAAGTTTAGACTTAGCTAAACAAGTGCTTGATAATGATCTAAAAAATAGAGAAATTAGTGAAAAGCAACACAAACAATATCTGTTAGATTTAGAAAGACAATTTCAAGTTGAAAAAGCACAATTACAAAAAAGAGCAGTTGAAAATGCAATTCGTAATCAAGTAAGAGAAGGCGAAGCTCTCAAAGGTCTATACTCTTTTAAAAT